TAAGTTGAATCAGGAATAGATTGTTCTGAGTCATATGTAATTCCATAAATTGTATTTACTGGAGTACCTTCATAACTCCAAGTATATGTTCCACTTGTTCCTGTTGGAGGAAGGAAATCCCATTTAAAATCAGGACCTGACCCACCATTACGTATTGTAAGCCAACAACTAAATGAATATGATGTATTTTTATTTATTGGAAATATAAAATAAGGGTCATTAGCTAGTGTAGTATCATTATATTTAGCTAATCCAGGATGAACTACAGTTTTAAGTCTATCAGCTTCTTCTTGTTCTGCTAATAAAAACTCATCTTGCTCACTTCTAAATATACTCTTCATTTCTAGAGCCATTTATGCTACCTCCCGTATAAAGTCAGATACTTTCTTATCTTTTAATATCTTCAAGTTTTTAAGAGCTGCATCTCTTAAGATATTAGCTTTGTCTTCTGCGTCAATTCTACTAATATAACCACTCATATCATATTGTATTACATAAATAGCTGCTAGGTTAGCACACGTTTCATTAATAATACCTTTAGTATCATTGTTAAGTAAGTAATAACCATCACTGAAGTTATACCTACTGTTACAGTTAATAAGTCCTGTGATTTGAAATATAAAGTTCTCTACAACTGTATCTGTACTAGCTGTTGCGCTTGCTCCAACACCTGCTTTTCTAAGTACTTCTGCTACTGTACAGAAATTATTATCAGGAGCTGGAGGTGTATCATCAAAAGGGTATTGTAATCCATCACCACTGTTATATAAGGTTGATATTTCTATGCTTGTTAAATTTTTACTAAAAATAGCAACCTCATCAAGTAATCCTGCAAAGTTTATAGTAGTATTATAGTAACTTCCTAATGAAAAGTCTTTGTAAAAAGGGTCAAGTCCACTTAAAGTGCTATTGTTTGTTACAATAGTTGAGTCTACTATAGAACCATCAATATAAATACTTATATCAGAAGCAGTTATAGTAGTATCACCATTAGCAACACAAACAACATGATGCCAAGCAGTCCAATCAATAGTATCATCTGTTATTATTCTAACGCCTAGGTCTGCACCAGATACTGATTTAACTAACTGAAAATATAAAAGATTGCTATCCCTTTTGAAAATATACATGTTACATAGACTGTCTTCTGTATGGGATGTATGACCCATTATCATTTCATTTCCAGAATTAATATCACATTTAACCCAGAAACTAACACTAAAATTATGATTCATAGTACCTCTAAGTTGAGTACCTAAAGAAATTCTTGAATCAGTTCCTGAAGCTCCACTAAAATCATAACAACCACCAATCTTACCACTAGAGTTATAAGTTGCTGCACTACCAGCAGTTCCATCAACATCATTGTCTGTAGAATCTAACTGAGTAGTAGCACTAGAGTCAAGTTTAAGATAGACTTCACAGTCTGTTGCAAGAGTCATTAACTAACCTCTCTAATGAAGTCACTGACTTTCTTATCTCTTAGTAATTGTAAACCACGCAAGTAAGCGTCTCTCAACACGTTAATCATGTCTTCAGCCTCTATACGTGATGTATAACCAGATAAGTCATACTGAATAACGTAAATAGCAGCTATATCACTAGCTACTTCTTGTAATATACCCTTAGTATCATCATTAAGCGTACTGTAAACATCACTGAAGTTGAATCTACACTGTGAATTAATATAACTCTCAGCTTGAAACATAAAACTATTAATATAAGTCTCAGTATTACTAGTTGCACTAGCTCCACTACCTACCTTGTAGCCCACTTGAGCTGTTGTTGCAAATATACCTGTGTCTGCTATTTTAATCCTCCTCCTTAGTGCTTACAGCTTCAACGCATTTGTCAATAATAATATTCAAATCATCAAGCTCAGCTTGTAAGAGAGCTATCTTAGCCTCTAAAGCCTTCTTCTGATTATCAATCTCTGTCTTAGAAAAAGTAGTTGTCTTAGGTTCATACCTAACTATGGTAGCAATCTTATCAATCACCACTCCATTAATATCCTTTTGGTCTGTTATTGTTATATCCATTTTTATTGCCTCTCATAATATAAGTTAAGCTTCTTAGACCGTACAGCCCAAGCAGCTCTAATAAGACCCTCAACAATATGAGAGTAGTTACCATAAATACGCACGTTATTATTATTCTTTGTATTCTCTAATATAATACTCTTGAAACTGGTACTGATATCAGTGTCTTTCAACAACTTAATAGTTCCCGTCTCCATCATATGCCTTAAATTTAAATATAAATCCTCTTTTAAAAGCTTTTTGGTTCTACTAGCATCCCTATCAATAGCTCTGCTAGCGTTATTAATAGCCTCAACACGCCTCTTAGTCTGGTCATGGATAAGCAACTGGTCAAAGACCGCTACACCCAACCCACCATCATCAATAAATATTCTCTTGAAATCATACTTAAGGTCTAAGCTAAGTATCTTAGCAATAGTCTCTGTAGTGAGAGTCATAGTGTGAACAATGTTCTCTCTGTGATAATAAATACCATCTTTATATTCCAAAACTTCAAACGTAGTCTCATCACCACCCATACGGGCAACATCAACGCCTAAATAATGCTCTCCAGAAGGCTCAGGAGGACTCTGAACCCGCTGAAGAGACTGTGAATCATCAATAAGCTTGTCAGGAAAAAACTGACCAAGCTCCTCAAGAAATTGAGCTAAGTACTGCTGAGCATATTGCAACTCAGTCATACGCGCCTTCTCTCTAGCTAAATAATCAAGCATAATACTACGTTGAGGTTCAGGTCTAGCATCAGCAACCTCCTCAGAAGAGACGTGAAACGTCTTAAAACCCATATCAGGGTTAGTATAAGCATCATAAAAATACCCTTGCATGGTATTAGGGGTACTAAGTAACCACATCTTACCACCAGTAGTAAGTAACATAGGAGTAATACTAGCCCAAACAGCCTGTGGAAGATAAGCACACTCATCAGGAACAACAATATCAACAGTCATACCCAAAATACCAGTACCATACTGACCAACAGCCTTAGTAACAGCCAAACTACCATTCTTCATCCAAACCTTATGCTTAGTAGGCTTCTTAATACCCTTCATAACAATATGTTCTCTATGATTATCATGCAAATAAAGCATAATCTTCTGAAGCATAGTCTCAGCTTGGTCTTCAGTAACAGAAATAATTAGAACAGTCTTGTTAGGATTACGCACAATAAACTCCCCAACCTTAATAGCAATAATCTGACTCTTACCAACCTGACGCCCACTACAAATACAAATATTACCCTCAGCAGCCAAAATATCATACTGCCACTTATCAATAATGAAAGGAACCTTCAAACCAGGTCCTATAGGTGTGTCCTTCTTCTGCTTAGTGTCCTTCTTCTTAGCCATATTTAATTCCCTAAAATAATTTGAGAAGAGTTGTATATCTCTATTATTAAACTCTTTTAAAACCGCACTTATGTATTGCATAAGACACTCATGTGTTGCATACACTGTCCAAGCCCTGTCCAGCGTGTGTGTGTGCTGTCCATAGACAGTACAGCGTGTGTGCAACAGCACTGTCCACAACCAGCACTTAACATTAGTTGTGTGGTTGAGTACAGAGCATTAAGTAAGTGGTGCAATGTACATTTGTTCTACAAATGTAGAAATGAAACTACTAGTATTTAAACTTATGTATTTGGCGATGTCACAATGTTAAGTAAGACACCTTATTATAATATAACACTGTAAGCATTTAGTTTAGATACTCCATGTGAGATGTTGTTTAGTATGTTGTCAAAGTGAGATGTGATTCCGCTTTAGAACCACTCCTTACCTTTTAATCAAATATAAACCAAAACCACACGTAAGTACACCACATCATAAGTATCATTCCAAATAGCATGTATTCTATCATCTTAGTTGTCCTCCTTATGCCTATCAAGCATAGTGTTTATTAAGTTGTACTCTCTCAGCTGATACCTACCAGCATGTTTATTGCTCTTAGTGTGAAAGCATGTACTGCACACCCTGCCACTGCAAGGTGCTGCACACACTATACACCTGTTGTTCTTAGGTCTGTTCATCTAACTACCTTAATGTCCTTCTCTTCACGTACAATCTTTGTTAACATAACATAGTCTCCAACATCTAGTTTGCAGTCTTTAGGTACAGTAATAAGTTTAACCATACTACCTTTATTTAATCTTACTTTAGCAATTATCATCTTTTCTCCTCCTTCTATAGTTTTAGCGTTACTTAATATATTCTTTAATACAGTCTTTATGTTCATTTTATAGTCCTCTTATATGTTTGTTACTCAGTAACAAATACTCTATTGGTATCATGTTGTCTGTTGTAAGTATGTTGTCAGTTCTATTCTTACGTGTTACGTGTCCAGCTCTTTCATCTTTAATAGCTTGTAACATCCCTTCTTTAGATATAAAACTCTTAAGTGTAAGTGTTGTGTGGTCACTGTTTATCTGTGAATAGATATAAAAGTCAAACTTAGGTTGTTGAAACCACATACAGTCACTTGTTGTAGTCTTCAAGTCAAAGCTGTGTCCATCAATGATAAAGTCTGGGTCATCAAATGTAGCTTTCTCTTTTATAAATGGTAACCATGTGTGCTCTTTACAGGTTGTATTTAGATATCTATGTAACACCATTTCACCAAGTACACCTATGTAGTTGTTATTACACTTGAACTTGTCATACGTCTTTAACTTATCAAAGGTCTTTATCAAATGTATTGCTCTAAAGACTTCAATTGGTTGTATATTTATTTTAATCATCTTTATTGTCCTCTTAATGGTTATATTTATTTTTTCATTTCAAAGCAATTATTTGCTTTGAAATCACTATGAACCGTTATTAGAAAACAGTAAAAACTGTTTTCAATCAACTGTTTTTCTCTTACATACTACTATAATGGAACTTCTACTATATAAATGTATGTATTTTGAGCTATACTACAGACTATAGTTTGTAATAGCTATTAGAATTAGATGTGTCATCAGACGCATTTTAAGACGTTCTGAGACACTTAAATAAAAGTAGTGCTAACACACCAGAAATAGTTTTAAGTGTCTAGGATGGCTTGTAAATGCGTTCAGAGTAACCCTAGTATGCATATCAACACTGTTAATGTAAAGACATAAGCTCCATATAACAGTTTAGTATGAATTTTAACAGTTCCATTGGTGTATATTACTTGATTATGAATAGTTTCTAACTTATCCATGATGTCTTTGTTAGTGTACTCAACAGTAAATTTATCAGTCATTTTAAATTATCCACCAGTTAGAACCATCACTTTGTAAAGTCATAACTTCCATGTTTATTAAAGCTTGAGTTAAATCTCCATCAATTGTTTCTGTACCATCTGCATCTATAGTACAAGTGAATGTGTCATTTATACATTTAATATTATAAGTTCTACCAGTTATTCCAACTGCAGTAGGTAAAGTGATTGTGACAGTATTTGAAGTTGCATCTGAAAGTATTGTACTGTCTGTTTCTAAAATTGTATAATCAGAAGTTTTTGTTGAAATTGCTGTTGATATTGCTCCTGCAACTTGTAATTTACTATTAGGTGTTGTAGTTCCAATTCCAACATTTCCACTATTTCTTAAAGTCATAGTGGGTAACCTACCTTGACTGCCTTTAGTAAAAAATTGTAAAGCTCCTAAAGTATCACTTCCATCACTTGCTACTAATTCACTATGTCTATGTAATGCATTAGCTATTGAATTATCAGTAAGTGTGTCTAACTCTGAACCTGTTGCACTAGTATCATGTGATACTATAGTGTGTATTTCATCATGATGAGCGTCAGCGTCATCTGTATGTGTTGTAATACTATCATCAACATAATCTTTGTTAACAATATCTTTACCATTGCTAGGTGTTCTATCTTTAGTACCTTCTTGAGTGTCTATATTCTTCTTGACAGCGTAGTCCTCTGTCTGTTCCATACTTTGTCTTGAAGAAGAACTAAATTGGGTAGATTCCTTCTTGATTTTG